TATGCGTGCAAAGGCGTGGTCTGACTATGGTTCATTGCTGCGCCGCGATAGACTTGCTCCAGGGGCAATACTTGTGTTTGATCGCGCTGGTGGCGGTCACGTTGGATTCTATGTTGGCGAGGATGCGGGGCATTATTTTGTTCTTGGTGGAAATCAAGGCAACGCTGTTAGTGTGATGAAGCTAGGTAAGACACGATTAGTGGCATCTCGCTGGCCTAAGGGCGAACCAGTAATAGGCAAGCCCGTATATATGAATGGCGGATCTGTTTCCGTCAATGAAGCATAAGGGAAAGTAACATGAAAATCGTATCTTTTTTAGTTAGCCGTCTCAAAGAGCCTAGCACATATGCTGGCTTTGCTGGCATTGCCCTAGCCTTTGGCTTGTCCAGTGAAGAATGGTCAGCCATTGCTACCGCTATTGCTGGTCTAGCTGGCGTTGCTGCTATGTTTTTGATTGAATCGCCAGCACAGTCTGCTGAGTAATGAAGTTTCTGACGCTCCTGCTGGGTGTTCTGGACAAGCTGTTGGGTGCTTGGGCAGAAAGCCGTTGGAAGCAGCAAGGGCGTCAGGAAACAATCAAGGAAACGAACGATGCTATTAATGAGCAAATCGCACTTGGCGAAGCTGCTATTATCGTCCCTGATCCTGAGCGCACTGAACGGCTGCGCGACCGTTTCGACCGTTCCCGTAAATAGCTATTGCGCTATTGCTAAACCCATTACCTATGACGCAAAGCAAGACACGCCTGAAACGGTAGCGGAAGTCGAGCTGCACAATGGCGTATTCATTTGCTTATGTGAGGATGATTGTCCGAAAGGCAAGTAAATGGCTTTCCCATTAAAAATAGATGAAGCGTTGTTTCAATATGCAACGCCCCGCCAGCGCGAGGTGCTTGAAGCAGTTAATCTACATGGAAGCGCCAAAGCTGCCTCTATTGCATTAGGTATCAATGTGGGCGCAGCAAGCGATGCTTATATTGCAGTCAAAAAGAAGGCGGCATTGCAGGGGTATGCTCCTGAAAATGATTTCACCCGACCAGTGCCAAACGGATATGTTACTAAAGGCGTGTCCACCTACTATAATTCTGAAGGCAAACCATCTGGGCAATGGGTAAAGGCTTCACTTAGCCATCAGGCGCTCATAGACGCGATGCGTGAGACAGTCGATGGCTTTAAGGATCAGATAGACCCCGCAAGCGTTATCATCGCTCCAGCGGCTTCTGAGGAGCTTTTGTGCAACCTGTACACCTTCACTGATTACCATTTAGGGATGCTGGCATGGCATCAAGAGGGTGGAGCTGACTGGGATGTATCTAAAGCAGAGCGCACTATCATTGCTGCGCTGATACAGATGGTCACCCAAAGCCCTAACGCACACACAGCAGTGCTCAATATTCAAGGTGACTTCCTGCATACTGATGGCAAGACACCAGTAACCCCAGCATCAAAGCACGTTCTAGACGCTGACAGCCGATTCCCTAAAATACGCAGAGCAGCAATACGGATTATTCGATCACTGATGGCAATCTGTTTGCAGCGCCATCAGGAGGTGTATCTAATCATAGCTGAAGGCAATCACGACGAAGAAAGCTCTGGCTGGTTGGCCGACCTGTTCGCGGTGCATTACGAAGAAGAACCTCGTGTCACTGTAAACGATAGCGTCCTGCCGTTCTACGTCTTTGAGTGGGGCAACACTATGCTAGGCGTTCATCATGGGCACAAGGTTAAGAATGAATCCCTACCGCTACTGTTTGCAGCACAGTTTCCTCAGCAATGGGGCAGAACTACTCGACGCGAGATCCACTGCGGTCACAGACACCACAGGGACGAAAAAGAGTATAATGGGGTTACGGTGGTTCAACATCCAACGCTAGCTGCCAGGGACGCTTATGCGGCGCGTGGTGGTTGGATTGCTGATCGAGCAGCCTGGGCAATAACGTACCATAAAAAGTACGGAGCCGTAGGGCGGGTAATGATTACCACTGAGATGCTTGAGGTAGCTTAATTTTGTTTGAACTGCATATCCCGCAAACCAAAGCCATACGCCTGTTTGCGAGATATTGTTGTTAGAAAAGTGACACGCTTTAACGCGGATGTGTGCCGTTATCCTCTCCGCATATATAAGCAGCGCTTATTATGAATGCGAACCAGAAGAATAATATAGTGGTCTGCGTCATTTGCTATCTCCAATATATTCCAGCACCCACTTCAACGCTTTAATGTCTTTTTTGTATTGCTTTGCGTCATCGGGATGGACGTAACTACGTGCTGCGTTGTGTTGCACCGTTTTCAGCGTATCCTTCAGCCATGCGCGGACAATGCCGTCTAGTTGGCTTATATCTACATCAATCATCATCGTTCTTCTCCCTTATCTCAAAGCCAAGCGCATCGCTCTGTGTGGGCTGGCGGGTGTTCCATGCTGCAATTGCTTCGTCCTCAGTCGGCATAATACTTTCCGCAAGAATAACATTCGTGGATGCAAGGCAATCAGGGCACAACACAAAATAGTAATTGCGCCCCGTTCCTATTGCAGCCTCACCAGCACAAAACGGGCATGGCTTTAATGTGGTTGCGTCAGTCATATCCTATCCTAACCTAGTTATAAAAGTAACACCATTCACAGTCCGACACCGAAAGCATTTGCCGTGTCGTATCGAATATTGTGAGACATTCCTGGACGTACGCTTGGCCCAACCCTTCTCAGTTGCTGGCATTGTTTCTACATCACCGACAACCATTCTTCCCATTGGATATGTCATTGGGCGACTCATTTATTTGATTCCTTTTCTCGCTCTGCGCGTCTTTCCGCAAATGTTTTTCCATCTAATCCACGCAAGGGCCATGCGTTCTCAGAAGATACGCGATACGTCTTGCCTAAAGGCGCTGCTTGTGCTGGCTTAATCATCTGCAAGCATTTCTGGTGCTGGCTGCAAGCCTTCCATGAACTTTGCCCATACTGCTAAAGCGCCTATTATGAATGGGCCATCATCCTGCTCACCATCTCTGATTTGGCGGATAAACTCTGGATTGCCGTGCATCATTTGAACATGATCCGCGACGATGTTTCTAAGCTCTATCAATGTCATTTTAGAATGTCCTCTCCGTTGCAAACATTGTTAGCATAATTGCTAACCATATTACGGTTAGCCAGAATTGCGTTTTTGATAATTTAGTCATTTTACCCCCCTTGAAGTTAAATAATCAAAACGTCCGCCATCATAATCGTCTGGCTCGTCCGTGCTATGCAGTTTAAATTCTTCCAGCGTTCCCATTGGATCGCAATCAAAGTCGGTAATGACCTCAAGCAGCTCCATGTGCAGATGTTCTGCAATCTGTGGGCGGGTGCTGATATATTGGCCGTGGCCGCTTTTAAGCTTTAATTGCTCAAGCCAATCCTTGTGGATGGCATTGATAGCTACCAGCGCGTCAATCGCAGTTTGGGCTAGTTCGTTAATGTCTTGTGTCATGGCTTACTCCGTAAAGGCGGGGCAAGGCCCCTGTTGCTGATGCCCTCTTATAAAAAGGGCTTTGTCGTATGTAAACAACTTTTTTCATCACAAACAAAAATAATGGCGGGAAGCGTATTGCCACCCGCCATATTCTTAGCGCCAGGTATGTTGCAGAAGCGCAAATTGCCAGCCGTATTTCTTAGCTATGCCGACAAACGATTCCTTCGTAAGCACATGCTGACCAGCTTGAAGCTGTGCCTTCAGAAGCTTTCGACTGCTTTCGGCAATCTCTGTGTCGATCCTTGCGCTCTTAGCCTCGAGATAATCAGAAGGTGGAGGAATGTTTCTGGATCGCATTGGCAGTTCGTTGCGAGTTTTAATAGACATGGCTGCATCCTCAAAATGGAACTTCTGAATCCAGATCATCATCGTATGAAGTGTGCTGGTTCTGGCTAGGCGCACTGGATTGCGTGTTGCTTGCACCAGCTTCAGATCGTGGAGCAGTGTCAATGCTACCTACGCGCACATTAAACTGTGGCTTGCCTTCGTATTCATCATGGATAAGGTCACCAATAATAAACACCTTGGTTCCCTTCTTTAGACTGCCAGAGAATGATTCAGCCGCTTTTCCCCACAAACTGCACCGATACCAAACGCTGCCAGCATCTTTGCCGAATCCGTTCTTTACGCCAACATTAAAGCTGAGAACTTGGCTATCGCGCACTGTGCGAAGCTCTGCATCTTTGCCTACGTTTCCTGATATTATAACTTGCTGTGTCATGGCTTAACCTCCCAATGCGTTCATATATGTTTCAAGCAGGACTTCGTATTCTGCCCGTTCGTTCTTTTCCATCTTGCGAAGGCGGATCACAGCGCGAAGGATTTTAACATCGTATCCGTGTGACTTTGCCTCGCTGTAAATCTCCCTAATGCCATCAGAGATAGTTTTCTTTTCTTCTTCCTGGCGTTCAATGCGCTCAATCAACAAGCGCAGCATATCATCATTCGTATCACTCATATTCTTCACTCCATTTTATATCGTGTTTGCTTCCGTAAAAATACATATACTCAATTAAATCAGCCATTTGTGTTTTGCTTAGGTTTGATGACCTAAAGCCTATTGGGAATGGCTTATTGTCCAGGCCGTTTTCAAACTGCACCTCATGCCCACAAGCAGCCATAAAGATTGCTTTCCACACCTCTGGCACATGAAGCCTTCCCTCTGGCTTCTGGCGGCTAACGTCTGAGATCATGGC